TTAGGAGTAAAAACACTGACCGATGTTCATAGTGTTGAGCAGCTTGACATTATAGAATTTGAATATCCGGATGCAGTTGATGTGTATCAAATACCTGCATTCTTATGTAGACAAACTGACTTAGTACAAGCGGCATGCAAGACAGGCAAAATCGTTAATATTAAGAAAGGCCAGTTCTTGGCACCTTGGGATATGAAAGGTGTTTTAAGTAAATGTGAAGACGCAAAAGAAGTATGGATAACAGAGAGAGGTACTAGCTTTGGATACAACAATCTGGTTGTTGATTTTACCGGTATTGATTATATGCTTAATAACTATAGCTGTGATCTGGTTATGGATGCCACGCATGCCGTACAAAAACCTGGCGGTTCGGGCAACAGTAGTGGCGGCAATCGTGATTATGTACCTGGTTTGGCTCGTGCAGCTAGTGCTATGGGTGTCAGGAATTTCTTTTTAGAAGTACATCCGTATCCAGATAATGCACCATCTGATGGTCCAAACATGATACGACTAGAAGATTTTGAGGAGGTAGTATATGACATCAGTCGCTATCATTATTCCCGCTAGATATAATAGTTCTCGCTTTAAAGGTAAACCACTTACAATGTTAGGTGGCAAAACTATGATCAGTCGAGTTGTTGAACAATGTAAAGAAACCGAATATGATGTGTATGTTGCAACTGATGATGATCGGATTCTACGTGAAGTTGGTGATCAATGTGAAGTAATATATGATTCAATGCAAGAATTCTTTAATGGAACTGAGCGTGTAGCCTCAGCTGCATCATCATTAGATTATGACTATATCATTAATGTACAAGGCGATATGCCAGATGTTACTGTGCAAATGATTAATAACTGTGTTAAGCTTCTTGATAAATACCATGTGTCAACTGTTTATACTGAGTTGCCGGATCAATTAAAAACCGATCCTAATACTGTTAAATGTATAACTGCTGATGATGAGGTTTTGTGGATGGGTCGAGGATTCACTTATGGTGTACAGCATTTAGGCGTATATGGATATAGAAAAGGTGCTTTGTTAGACTATCCTAATTTACAAAAACCTTTAGAAGAAAACATTGAGAAGTTAGAACAACTTCGTTGGTTAAAGAATGGACACGACATTGGAATATCTGAAGTAGAGTTTGATGGATTAGAGATCAATACACCAGAAGATGCTATAGAATGGAATACCACTAACTATGTTGAGGTGTGGTCTACATGAAAGCAGGAAAGATATGGGGAACAACCGAAATGGTGGAAGCCAATGGTGTTCTCGAGTTCCATAGAATTGAAATGGAAAAAGGTGGTGTCTGCTCTAAACACCTTCATGAGTTTAAGTGGAATGGATTCTACGTAGAGAAAGGTCGAATGCTTGTTCGGGTTTGGCAAAATGACCAAGGTCTTATAGATGAAACAATTCTAGAAGCCGGTCAGTATACAAAAGTAAAGCCCGGAGTTTACCATCAGTTTGAATGCTTAGAATCAGGAGTTGCATTTGAATTGTACTGGGCTGAATTCAACCATAATGATATTCATCGTGAGAGCGTAGGGTATCAACGAAACGAGGAGTGATATGTCACCGCATGAAGTTAATATGGCTATTACTAGTGTATTAGTATTACTGTTAATAGTCTATATGGGATTTGTCGTATTATACGACTTAATAATCCCTTCTCAAGTCAGTCGATTTGGGATAGTATTAATCGGAGGAGTTCTATTAGGCGCACCTCTGGTATTTGTAATGAAAAATATATTCGTGCTATTTGCATACTGGAATCTATAATGGAAAAATTCATCACGTTTATTGTTAAGTGGTTTATCATTGCTTACGTTGTAACTCATATTATTAGTTACGGTGCAGCTATATGCCTGTCATTATAATTAAGGGTCATATTAAAAACAAAGCTAAAGTCAAGCAGTATATTGAACAACTTTGTTGTGCTCTTAAAATAAATCGAATGAGAGCGAAGGTAATCTTTATCCGGTTTCATGCCAAACTTAAGAATGATTTTGAAGGTTTATGTTGGGGTGATATGGATGAAGGCTTCGTAGAAATCGATATAGCTAAAACAACAGCAGGTAGTAAGTTACCGTATGAATCTATCATGCAAACACTTGCTCATGAAATGGTACATGCTAAACAATATTTTCGTGGTGAATTAAATCCAGTAGATCACTCATGGAAAGGAGGCAAACCGTACAAGTACGAATACGATAATGCTCCATGGGAAATAGAAGCCTATGCTAGAGAGGAAAGGCTATATAAAAAATGTTGGAAAAAAGATTAATTTTTTTTAAAAAAAGTTAAAAAAAGTGTGTACATTCTTTAAAAAGCGTGGTATAATTACTACATAAATTGATTGAGGAACTAAATTATGTACGTTATAAAATCTGATCTAAATGACTTCGTTGCTAACCTTGAACAAGGTCTTGACTTCATGGAAAAGTTTAGCGATATTATCAATTTCGGCAATCTTCAAGAGTTAGCTGAAATTGCTATCTTGGATGCTGATAAGGGTATCACTACTGGTTATCCTATCGAGTTGGTTGAATACGCTCCAGCCCATCGTCGTTATATGAGTGCTTAATATGAAGCCTCAAATAGAATACTTTAATTCATTGAGTAACGCTAACAATACTTTTTCAGTAGGTAGCGTTACTACATCATATAACAATCTTGTAGAAATGTTTGGTGAGCCAGATATGGTTAACTCTGGAGACGGTAAAGTTACCTTTATGTTTATTGTCGACTTTACATTTACTGATGATTTCGGTTCTGAGAATGGTCTTTTTACTCTATATGATTGGAAAGATAATCGTCCATCTGACGACTCTGAAGAGTTTGAAATCAATGTTGGTGGTTTTACTTCATTAGCTTCAACTGCTGCTCGTCGTGCTGTTGAAATATTTAATACTACCGATACTCGTTACGCTCATGATACTCATGTAATGTGTCAAGGATATAGCCATACACTATTTCCAATGCGAATCTATTTAGATAAAAAAGATTAATTTTTTTTAAAAAAAGTGTTTACTTTTGTGATTTTATGTGTTATAATTACTACATAAATTGATTGAGGAGAATATATTATGTCTAACGAATTTAAAGACGTTATGAAGTTTCTAAAAGCTGAAAAGAAAGCTTATGTTAAAGAACAACGTGCTGTCAAAAAAGAACAGTCTCGTTTAACACGTGCTGTTAAGAAAGCTGGTCACCAGTCTCCTAACTCACTTGAATCATTCTCTGCAGAAAACATGTATTATTCTGATCGTGATACTCAAAGCTATATTGCTGGTACTTCTTACATGGATGCCTACAATTCAACTCGTAGCGATTGGGATTAGGAGGTTATTATGAAATTTAAAGATCGTGTGAAACTTGGTGTATCACCTAGTGCTACTGTGACTACGTTGGATGCACGTCCAGCCGATGAAATTCCTGAAGATGAAAACCAATACACTGTTGACAATATTGAATCATATATTGAATATACCCTTACGGTTGATAATGACGGAGATGAATAATGCACTCACATATTGGAAGCCTTCGCTATGATGCGACTGGCCGTAAACGTAAAACAAAAGCCTTAAGTACCGCAAAACGTCCAACGGCGCGTCCTTTTAAACCCATGGCATATACACAATCGTTGGCAGAAAAACAGATGGATGAACACTTAGAGAAGTATCCTTCAAAGAGTTTATCTCCTGTTACACAATCAAAAATCAAAGATGACTCTTGGAAAAAAGAAGCATCTAAAAACTTTACAGTAGCACCTGCGTATAACAAAGGTGCATATCAAGTGATTCCACGAGATGATGTGGAACTCATTGGGAGATAAATAGAGTCAATGGAAATTATAATTGCATTTGTATTAACTATTGTAGTTGCGTTTCTTATTTTTATGTCAGAACACATTCGTGAAGAGGAACGTCAAGGTAAAGATATTCCACTACCATGGGAGAAAAAAGATGGCGAATAGTATACACGATGAGCACCTAATGTTGCAAGGTCTACCTAGCGATGTACTCTTTATTAGTGAATTTATGGAACTGCCTAAAGCTGTTCAGGTACTTCAGAAAAAATCTGATTTTACTTACGGTTTACGGTATTGTTATAAAGGTCGTACTTTAGGTATCGAGTGGTTTGAAGGTAAGAACCAAAACTGGATCGAAGACGCAGCTGAAGACTGGGTCTTAAGTAAAGACGATATTAAACCTTAAAGGCTTATGGCCGGACTATGCAAACTCCTCAATCAATCTCATCAATTTGTTTAGTCCGGCCTATTTACTTTTGTGATAAAGTGTGATATAATACACTTATATTAACAGGAAACATATTATGTCAGCAATTCAAGAACGCGCAGCAAAGAATAAAGCCAAGCGCGTAAAAATGAGATCGAATCGTCAATCGATTGATCAAATCAAAATGGGGCCAGAACCATTCTGGGATGAGGGTGAATGTCCAACAGATCCATCTGAAAGAAAGCTTCAGTGGTCACAAGCAGCTCATTGGTATAACTACTTTTTCAAGGCAAAAGACTTTGCACCTTATGTAGTACGTTATGCTAAAGAAGTCCACAACTATGATAAGAAAGATATTAAAGCACTTAAGTCTGTAGAGGACTGGCGTTTATATCACTATTGTGGTCCAGTTGCTCGACTACATTATCGTGGTTGGGTACATGAAGAATCGATTCATCAAGATATGAAAGTAAAGCTTGATGAGCTTAAGTTAATGGGGGCTGAAAACTCTGAGAATAAAAAAGAAGAACAACGGAGTGCGCCCCCGCCAATTTCCATTGCAGAGAGAACCCGTCGAAAAATGATGGATACTGTCTTTGCAGTATGGGATGATGTTATTGTGGAAGGCTGGTTTGAAAAGGATTTTAAACAAACTATTGATGTTTATACATTGTTTAAAGAAAATAGTTTAAAGGGTAATGCTATTGAGCCATTCAGACGTGCTATTCAAAGTACGTATGATGAAGTATCAGATGCCCTTAATAAGAAGTGTAAGCAAGCAGTAGAAGCTTATGCGCATGTCACTGTTGCTAATAAAAAGAAAATGATAAAGCAGATGGACACTATTTTCTCTGATTTAGATAAACTTAAGTTATCATTTAAGGCTACACGAACTACAAAGACTACTAAACGTAAGTCTACAGATGATCAAGTGAAGAATCTTAAATACATGACTGAGAGTAGTGAGTACAAGATTACGTCTATTAATCCTGTCACAATTCCAGGTAAGGAAACACTATTCATTTTTAATACGAAGAATAGAACACTCTACCAGTATGTTACTACGGCAACTGCTGGTTTTGAAATTGGTGGAACGTCTATTAAAAACTTTGACACTAAGTTGTCTAAATGTACAAGGTTGAGAAAGCCCGATGATATTCTACCGTTAATATTAACCAAAACACCTAAGCAAATACAGACTCAGGTGTGGAAAAAGGTCACAACCAAGATTAACCCTTGTAACGGGCGGGTCAATGCTGATTGTGTATTACTCAGAGTACTATGACGGATGAAATTATAAAGCATAAAATTATGACAAAGAAAAGATTTTCTTTGGCTGTGGAAACATTAGTTTCTAAAACGCCAAGTGTGTCTTATATAGATGCAGCAGTAATGATTATTGAGCAGAGAGGAATGGATTATTCAAACCTTAAACGTTTGTTGACTGATTCCTTGAAAGCAAAAATAGAGAATGAGGCAGTAAACCTCAATTTAATTAAATCAAAGGGTGGCAGTAACAAGCTACCAATTTAGGAGAATATTATGAGTAATGTTATTAATGTTATTATCCCATCTTCCACAGAAGACAAGCAACGTATTAAAAGCTGCATTCAAGAGATTTCTAATGCAATGACACGTATGGCTGCTGAACGGGAGTTTATTAAAGAGGCTATTGCTGAATGTTGTGATGATGTTGAAATCGATAAGAAGTATCTTAAGAAGATGGCTAACATTTACCACAAGCAAAACTTGAATGAAGTTGTTGGTGATGTTGAAGTCATTGACGCATTATATACAGGTATCATGTCATAATGATTGATCCGTTTGATTCATTTAAATTGTATAATGCACTGAAGCTACACTTTGAAAGTGATGGTTATGATGCGTTCAAATATAATTTCAAAACAAACGTGAAAGCTACTTCATTCTTAAAAAGAAAAGATAAGTACTTCTTTGCGAAAGTTGCGAAGAAGTACGAACGAGATATGATGGGTTATTATGTTTCTAACTTTAAACATGATGTGTCATATGTCGGAGAAATGATTAACGACTGCGGTGAAGAAAACTATAAAAACCATATGAAGGTAATGCAAAGTATTCACCGTGTCTTTTCAGTTGATATAAATAACTTGCATAATCATAGTGACAGATTTGATAAACTCTTAGAGAGTCAAGATGGTCAGTTACCTTTGATTGTACAGTTATGGATGCAAGAAGAAATCAGTCTTGAGACTGTTGTGATTCTTAATTCCATGTTAGGTTTCGTACCACGTGAATCTAAACGAATAACAGACACCATAGTGTGGCCTGATATTAAACGAAAGATTCAGAAGTACGGACCATTTGTAAACTTTGATGTATACAAATGCAAAAATTTGTTAACAAATGTGTTTACAAACTAGCACAAATGTGTTATAATATACCTTACATTATGAATAAAGTGGATAATTCAGAAAATACACTGCAATACGGAGAACTTAAATGTCATTTGCAAATTTAAAGAGCACTCGAGGCTCATCTATCGATAAACTCGTGAAAGCTGCGGAAGCAGTATCTACCAATAATACAGAAACTAAATCCTATGGTGATGATCGTTTCTGGAAGCCAAGCCGAGACAAAGCAGGAAATGGTTTTGCTGTAATCCGATTCTTACCCGCTATGGAAGGTGAAGACCTACCATGGGTACGTTACTGGGATCACGGCTTCCAAGGTCCAGGCGGTCTTTGGTATATTGAAAATAGCTTAACTTCTATCGGGCAGGCAGATCCAGTATCTGAAGCCAACTCCGTTTTATGGAATACAGGTAGAGATGAAGATCGAGCTATCGTTCGTGATCGTAAACGTCGACTACATTATGTGTCTAACATTCTTGTCGTTTCCGATCCTGCTAACCCACAAAATGAAGGTAAGGTATTCTTATACAAGTTCGGTAAGAAAATCTTTGATAAGTTGATGGAGTCTATGCAACCTGCATTTGAAGACGAAACACCTATCAACCCTTATGATTTCTGGGAAGGCGCTGACTTCAAGATAAAAATTCGTAAGCTTGAAGGTTGGGTTAATTATGATAAGTCTGAATTCGCTTCTCAAAGCGCACTATATAATGGTGATGAAGATCGTTTAGAAGAAGTGTATAATAAACTACATTCTCTTCAAGACTTCCTTGACCCTAAAAACTACAAGTCATATGATGAATTGAAGGCTAAGTTGAATAAAGTATTAGGTATTGATGCTGGTCATGCACCTGTTGCTGCACCAGTAGTTGAATCTGTTATGGAAGCCCCAACTATGGCATCTGCACCTGTTGCTGATGAACCATTCGTTGGTAATAGTACTGATGATGATGACGATACATTATCTTACTTTGCTAAACTTGCAAAAGACTCATAATAAGAATCAGGTTTACTGATCATTTTGAGGGACCCTTCGGGGTCCCTTTTTTTATTATCTTACGTTATCAGCTAATCCATACATTGGGTGGAATGTCATAGCAGCGCGTGAACCCAGGATAGGTGATTCAACAACAATAGCTGAACTAGTATTTGTATCACCACCAACAACTGCAACACTACCAGATTGTGCAGCCTGAGCTGCCATAGCGGCTGCAGCAGTAGCTGCGGCATTAGATGCTGACGTGTCTTGTATTTCAGCACCAGCCGTTAGCGCGGGGATCGCATCTTCTAATTTGGATATGTTTTTTTCACCAGTTGCAGGATTTATACCAGCAAATTCATACAATGCATCCGGAATTGGGTTTAAGTTAAACTTGCCAGCATCAATACCCAACAAGGG